TGACATCGCGGGAATTGCCGGAGAAGCGGCCCCGGGAGTAGCCGCAACCCTACTCGGCCCGAAAGCAATGGAGGCCGCAAGACCTGCCGTTGAGGCAACCGGACGAGGCGCAACCGCCATCGCTCGCCGTGTGGGCGAACCTTTCACCATCGGTTCCACCGGCGAAGAAATGATGACGAAGGGAATCAGCCCTCGCGCGCAGGCGACGGGATTCAAGGGCTCGCTCGCCAAAGCTGGACCAGACATCAAGGGATTCCACAACGACAATCCGATCAAGAGCGTCCAAGACCTTGACGACGCCATTCCAGAAATCAAGCAAAAGATTTGGAACGAGGAAGTCGATCCGGCGCTTGCCCGCCAAGCGCAGCGCCCCGTTGACATGGCGCCCGTAGCCCAAAACGTCCGCGCACAGATCACGCCCGAGATGCGCGAATTTGACGAAACGAACGCGAACAAGCTGGACACGCTTTCCGACAAGCTGGAGAGAGCCCGCGACGTGGGAAGCGCAAATCGCCTTCTAAAATACGTCAATGGTCAACTCGATTCCTACTTCGCAAAATATCCGAGTGCCCGCCGTTCAAACCTGATGAACAATCCCGAGACGGCGGGATGGGAAGGCGCAAGACAGGCACTCAGGCAGCAATTCTTGCAAACGCTCGAAGACGCAGGCGAAAGCGGAATCCGAGACGCGCGTTTGCGCTATGGCGCGCTCGAAGACATCGGCAAAGAAGTAGAACGGCGCGTGAACGTCGCCGATCGTGCAAAGCCTATGTCGCTCCCGCGCATTCTCGGGATGCTCGGCGCGATTCCAACGGGCGGCTTGAGCGTCGCGCTTGGAGAAGCAGCCCACTATTTGAACAAGCCCGACGTGCTCGTCAGGCGCGGTATAGCAAAATTGCCAGAGCCGGGACCGCGAACTGTTACGTCGCCAACGCCGTACGTTCCGCCTCAAGTGAACATTCGAGGATTGTTGCCAGAAGCTCCGATTCTCACGCCGCCCCCCGCGGACACAAGTGGCCCCGTGGATCTCGGCGAACCCACCGTTTTGCCGCTGGCGGAAAATCGGCAATTACCCGCAGTCGGACGCACGACAGGACCGCGAACGACAACAGGCCCGTCACAGTTTGGAATTTCCGCACGTGAAACGACGCCGGGAATGGTGGAGCCGAATCGCCAACTTCCAGAAAAAGCAGGAGCGGGCGCGAATTATCCGCCAGCACCGAATCTCATCCGATCAAACAGACTGGAGACAAACGCGGGCGAGCAACCGATTGAGCACGGCGCTAATCTCATGCCGCCAAGCGCATTGCCGCCCGAACCGAAGGCCGCACCAAAGCCGCCCGCGCCAGAAACGCCCAAGGCCCCGCCGACAAACGGAGCCATCAAGGCCGCGCGCGAAACGGCAAAACCGACCGGTTTCAAGTCCAATAAGAGCGTTGCCAACGAAAAGCCCGTAGCGCAGTACCGCGGCGCCGAGGGCACATCGGAATCCGACAAACTTGCCGATAAGATGGTTGCGAAAGGCAAAGATAGGATGTGGGCCGACGAGCGGTCGCAAGAGCTCATTAAAATCGCAGCCAACAAAGAGGGCAAGTACACGCCGAACGAAGTAGAGCAGGCGCAGCGGGCCCGCGCAATGTGGGAAGGTCCTGAACGTCGCGCAGGCGTGCGAACCACCCAAGCCGACCGCGGCAACATGCCGGCCGCGCCGGCGCCGATTGAATGAACCTGCCCCCAAAGGCGCTGCAAGTCTTGACTCTGCTCAAGGCAGAGCTACTTTCGCGCATTCCGCCGGAGCCGACGCTGCAGCCCGATCCGCTGGTGCCTATGTTCGAGGAAATCGGAAAAGAGAAGCGGGAGAAAAAGCCGACAACCCTGATGCGTCATGCTAGACTGCGCGGCGAAAGTTGGCAGAGATATAAACGCAAAGGGGGATGGTAATGGACGGACCTCTCGGAATCGACAAAGCGGAAGAAGCACGTTTAATCGCAGAACTGAAACCCTCGCTCGAGGCGAAGATGATCGAGGCCGAAAGGTGCCTCGAGTTGGCAGAGCGCGCGTTGCGAATGGACGTGCCGCTTGAAAGGCTAGTCCAAGCGCTACGAGTAAACCGGGATTACCGGAAGCGCGATTTTGAGCACCCGCGCGGAGTCATGGGAGTGCTATAAATGCCTCTATCGGGAAGTAGCGCCTACAACACAGCCGGGCAAATCTTCACCCTCACTCAATCCCTGCTCAATGATGCGGTCATAAACTGGGCAACGCCGGCCGTTTTGCTTCCGTACCTGAATGCGGCCTATCGAACGCTGCAGCGCAAAGTGGCGAACGCCGGCGGCGGCGGATTCATCACAGACGATGTGCTGCTCGTTCTGCCAGCCGTTCCAGCCTTGCAGCAGGACCCCGGAACCCAGGCCGTCATAAACGATGCCACGCCCCCGCCGAACCAGCTTCCCTCAAATCTTTTGATCCCGCTAAAATTGTGGGAACGGCCGAACCTGTCAACGCAAGACTTCTGCGAAATGACAGACCTCACGAACAAGGGCGGCCTGCCCTCGAGACTGCAGGGCATGACGCTCGGCGTTTGGGAGTGGCGAACAGATGGCCTCTACTTCATCGGCGCGCAGCAGGACACGCAACTGCGATTGCGCTATCAATCGGCGTTTCCGGACCTAGTAGGCCCAAACGACGTAATTCTTGTGCGAGGCGCGCAGGAAGCGCTCGCGTTTATGACGGCAGGACTCGCGGGCATGGCGCGTGGCAGCCCACTTTCAGACAAGGCAGAATTACTCAGCACCGACGCGCAGGAAGATGTGATCCTCGAGAACGTGCGAGCGAACCAGGTAAGCGGCGTGCGGCGCAGGGCGTATAGCAACAGATCAGGAGCGCGAAGGGGCGGAAGACCATTTGACACGCCATGATAGAATGCGCCGATGAAATCAGCCTACGAGTCATTCCTTGAAACCAAACGCATCTTGATCGAAGATGCGGGCATTTCAGTGAATCCCAAAATACTGAACAAAAACCTTTTTCCTTTTCAGCGGGACATTGTGAAGTGGGCCCTCCGAAAGGGACGGGCGGCAATTTTCTGTGACTGTGGACTCGGCAAGACGATCATGCAGTTAGAGTTTGCGGAGAAAATCCCCGGCAAAGTTCTAATTCTCGCGCCCTTGGCTGTGGCGCAACAGACCGTTAGAGAGGGGGAGAAATTTGGAATCAAAGCGACCTACGCTCGCAAGCCGATAGACGAAAAAATCACTATCACGAATTACGAAATGGTGGAGCATTTCAGGGCGACCGATTACAACGGAGTTGTGCTCGATGAGTCAAGCATCCTCAAATCCTTCGACGGCACTTTTCGGAATCTCATCATCGAATCCTTTCGTGCCACGCCGTTCCGCTTGGCATGTACGGCCACACCCGCTCCAAACGACTATATGGAACTTGGCAATCATTCCGAGTTCCTTGGAGCCTTAACGCGCACGGAGATGCTCTCTACTTTCTTTGTCCACGACGGGGGCGACACTTCCAAATGGCGCGTAAAGCGGCACGCGCAATCCGAGTTCTGGCGATGGGTTTGCACTTGGGCTGTGATGATGCGGAAGCCATCAGACCTTGGCTATTCGGATGAAGGGTTTATTCTGCCGGAACTTAGGATTCACGATCTAGCCGTTGAGCAAGTCAAGTCCGACGATGGCAGACTCTTTGCAATGCCAGCGTCCACGCTGCAGGAGCGCCGACACGCGCGCAGCGGTAGTGTGGAGGATCGCGCAAAAGAAGTGGCGCGGATTGTGGCCACAAAGCCAACGGAGCCGTGGATTATATGGTGCAACTTGAACGTCGAAAGCTCTTTAGCAGCGAAATTGACACAGGGAGTGGAAATCTCGGGATCAGATTCGCGAGACGAAAAGGAACGACGAATGCTCGCCTTTTTCAGTGGCGGGATTCGCGTGTTGATAACGAAGCCAAGTATCTGTGGGTGGGGAATGAACTGGCAGCATTGCCCCAATGTGATTTTCTTCGGGCTGTCGGATTCTTACGAGCAGTATTACCAAGCCGTGAGGCGTTCCTGGCGCTTCGGTCAGAAGAGGCCGGTGGATTGCTATATCGTGACATCTACGAATGAAGGCGCCGTCACGGCCAACATTAAACGCAAGGAAGCCGATGCCTTAGCGATGGCGAAGGAGATGGTCCAGAACATGCACGAAATCAACGAGTCGGAAATAAAGGAAAAGGCGACAGCGAAGAAATCGCCAACGTGGCGATCAGAATCGGTTGCAGGCTGGACGATGCACATGGGCGACTGCGTGGATGTGGTAAAAAAGATGGAGAGCGATTCAATCCACTATTCCATTTTCTCACCGCCATTCGCCAGCCTCTACACCTACTCGGATTCGATGAGGGACATGGGAAACTGCCGTACTCATTCGGAGTTCTACGAACACTTTTCCTTTTTGGCCGACGATCTCCACAGAGTAACGATGCCGGGCCGCTGCTTAAGTTTTCATTGCATGAATCTGCCAATTTCCAAAGAGCGGGATGGTTATATCGGAATCGCGGATTTCCGTGGCGACCTTATCCGAATCTTCCAGAAAGCGGGTTTTATTTTCCATTCCGAAGTGTGCATCTGGAAAGACCCAGTAACGGCCATGCAGCGAACCAAGGCCATAGGTTTGCTTCACAAGCAAATCAAGAAAGATTCAACGATTAGCAGGCAGGGAATCCCTGATTATCTTGTGACCATGAGAAAGCGGGGCGACAACCCGGAACGCGTCAGTCACACGGCGGAAAATTTCCCCGTGTCACTCTGGCAGCAGTGGGCCTCTCCAGTCTGGATGGACATTAATCCGTCAGACACATTGCAGCGAAAGAGCGCAAGAGAAGACGCCGACGAGCGGCACATCTGCCCACTTCAACTTGAAGTGGTTCGTCGGGCCTTGATACTTTGGTCGAATCCGGGGGATACGGTTCTTTCCCCATTCGCGGGGATTGGAAGTGAAGGCTACGTGGCAATCGGCGAAGGCAGAAAGTTCGTCGGCATCGAGCTCAAGGAATCCTATTACAAACAGGCCCTTGCAAACCTGAAAATAGCGAAGGCCAATTCGCGCAGCTTGTTTGACGACGAAGAAGGAAAGGTGCAAACTGCGTGACCGGCATAGTCGATACAATCGACGTCAGCATTGAAGTATTTGGCGGGTTGGACACCGACCTTGCCCCGTCCGACTTGCCGCACGGAGTCTCGCCGGATTGCCAGGATCTTCAATTCACAATCGGCAGCGTAAAAACACGGCCAGGTGTCACAGCGCTGTACACCCTTCCGGGCGGCCCCTCGTTTAACTACCTCAAAACTTTTTTCAATCTGCAAGAGGTGCAACGCCTCCTCTCCCTCGACTCGCTCGGAAATTTTAGGACGGATAACCCGCCAGGCGGCGCGCTCTCCGTGATTTTCGGAGACATCATCCCAGGCGCATTCGCCAAGTCTGCTTCGCTTTTCGCGCGCGAGTACATTGCCTTCAGCAACGGAACCGTCGGCCTCGACATGCCGCGGCAGTACGATGACACCTACTTTGACCGCGTGAGCCAGGTAGGGCCAGGCGCAGCCCCCACCGTTGCAGACTCAGGCGCAGCAGGAAACATTTCCGCGGGGCTTCACATGCTGAGCGTGATTTTCGTAACGCGCTCGGGCTACTACACGAACCCAGCCCCGCCGACCTCATGGACCGCCGCCGGCGGCAATAAAGCCGCCGTCACCAACATTCCGGTCGGCCCCCCGAACGTGATTGCTCGCGTGCTTACCTTCACAGCATCGGCGCAGGCCAGCTTCTATCATTTGGGCCCCCAGGGCGCCACCCTTCCCAACAGCAATATGTACATTGCCGATAACTTCACGACGAGCCTGACCGTCGATTTTACGGACGGCACGCTACTCCTCGGAACGCTCGACGATCCGCTTTTCGATCAAATCGTGTTGCCGCCCGTTGCGGGAACGATAGACTATTCGTCCAGACTCTTCCACTGAGGAGAACAGGCGAACATTCAGAACTTTCTCAATCTGAGCTTTGACGGCGGATTCGCAGGAACGCCAGCCGCAGCGAACAGCGGCGCAGCGAGCCCGACAGCCGCGCAGAATGACATAAATAGCGGAGCCATCTGGATCAATCCGGCCAACGTGTTTGCGCCCGACGGGAACAACGCGACGGTTGTGCTCGGGCACCTAGCGGTATCTCGGGAGCTTCAAGTTTCGGGCTATGGATTCAACATCCCGCTCAATGCTACGATTGTCGGTGTCGTCGTCCAAGCCAGAGTCGCGCAAACGGGCTTCGGTTTAATTTCAGATAACTCGGTTTATCTAATGCAAGGCAATGCAATCATCGGAACTAACCACGCGAACGGATTCAACTGGCCAGGCGCGCTGTTTTATTTGACGTATGGGAGCGCCGTAGATCAGTGGGGCGCCGTTCTGACCCCGGCCATCGTAAACAGCCCGACCTTTGGCGTAACCTACACGGCACAGAGCAACGCAACTGCCTCGAGCGGAACCGCCGAAGTGGACTATCTTCCCATCACGGTTTATTACACGACGCCAGGCGGGGGCACAGTACCTCTCGGATGGACGGCGGGCGCAAGCGCGGCTGGCGGA